TAGCTACATCAAATTGTTTCTTCCTAAGTCTAATTTTTCCTTCTGACTTTCCTTTTGCTATTTCTGCTGAATAATTATTTGTAAGGGTATTTCTATCACATTTAAAAAAATGTGCCATTTCATCTAAAGTACAATGGAATAATGCTAATTTATATACTTCTTCTCTGTCAAGAACGACAGATGGCCTACCAGCTTTTTTCTTTTGTTCGTTTTCCATAATTAACCGATAATGTAATCGTAAATATGGCTATTATTACTTTTTAAGTGATTTGTAAAGAAACTCTAATAGATTCTGATTTTGATATAGTATGTGGCATATACCATTAGCTAATGAATTACAGGTTATTTCTTCAGCTTTAGCTGGTAAATCTATTTTATATTCATCGTGAATTAAATGGAATATCTCGTGAAGTAGTGTGTTACTCATTTCAATGTTATCTAATGATTTATCTATAGTCATAGTGTTTTTGTCTGAGTCAAATTCACCGAAAATCTTTTTCTTAGATGCTATTTCTTTATCAATGTATTCTAACTTAACCAGTCTGCTTCCAAAGACTATTTCGTTAGGTAAACTCATCTTCTTTTAAGTTTTTTGGCTATATAAAGGTTTTTAACAAGACTTGTTTTTTTGCCAAATTTTTGACCAGCAGAACGTCTGGCTTTTTTATATGATTTAGACTTAGTATTAAATGGTTTTGGTTTGCCATATTTAGCAGGTCTTTTTCTTTCCCATACAGGTTTTTTCATTTTTTCTTTTTTGGTTTTTTAGGTTTATAAACTCTATAACTACCTTTTGCTTTTTGTGGTGTTATGAGAACACTTACTGATGTTGATGTAGTTTCATTTGCCATTTTTTAATCTTTTATTGCGTTGTTTGATAAAATTATTCCAGATTAATTTATCTAATAAGCTGTTGATTTTTATAAGTATTTTAATCATAGAATGTTTTTGTATTTAATTAGTATTTGTTTAACATGATTTGTATATTCAATGCTAGTACTAAAATTATCTAATTTATCTGCTAGTTTCATTGGATCTTTTGTTTTGTTTCTCAAATATCTAAATTCTTTATAGTGATGGTTGTTGTTAAGTATTGAAATATAATCTCTTACAGATTTACATTTTGTTGTATAAGTTTTAACTCGCCAATTTATTGATTCGTGTTGTTTTAAAGGAAGCATACCATTTTTACTCCATACTCTTACACCAAATAGATTATTGCCTTCCTTAGCAAATCTTGAAGTACCGAAGTTACTTTCAACTATGCTTTGTGCAATAATTAATGATGTTGGTATATGTTGGTCCTTAGTTAAATCTAAATTTATATAAGCAATACATTTTTGCATTGATAAAATAAACTTATCTGTAGAGCTGTTATCTACTTTTGGTTCAAAGAAACCTATTTTTTTTATGTGATTGATTGTGTCTTGGCGAATTTTATCTTTAGTATAGTCATTAGGAAAATATGTTCCTGTCAAAAATATTAAAAATAAAAATAAACCTATTAAGCAATAGTCGTAGATTTTCTGCGACAGAACTTTCATATTCATTTTTATAGCTGGTTAGCGATAACCTTCCAGCAATAATGCCTATCTTTGATTAGATTTATTCTTCGTCAGAATCTTCTTCATCTGACATATCAAGATCATCTTCATCTTGATCGTATGAATCTTCTTCTTCATATTCATCAAGTGATGCTTCTATTTTATCTCTGATCTTTGCATTTAAGTCATCTGCCTTATCCAACAACTTTAATATTTGCTCTAGTGTTTTATCCATAGCAATTACTCCATTTTAGGTTAGGTTTTTCTCAATAGATTAATAGTTAAACTATTGCAATATATAAATTATTAAAATGATTTGTGAAATTAATACACAATAATAAGTTATTGTTTTCTATACCTTATTTATTAAATCCTTAATTTCTTTGGACTTAATTTCGCTTCCAACCTGAACTAATTTCATACCGTAGTTATTAGTTTTCATATTATTCCAATCAATATCTTTTCTGCGAATTAATTTAGTATCAAATTTCTTCCATTGATGAGCAACTACGTGTTGTGGTCTTTTAAATCTTCTGTCGGTTTTAACTACTCTTGGCCAAAGTCTTTCCAAAGCTCTAGCCATTTTTAATCTTCCATCACCTTTATACAACTCAGAAGCGTTTCCACCCTTCATTGTCATTGTAGCCATTTTATCAATTAAAAATATATTCATTAAAACAGTACACAACCCACCAGATAAAACTTGTAAGCATAAATCAGTATCTTCATTATATCTTCCTCTCCATCTGTAAGGTAATTTGTTGTCTATAAGCAAAGTAGAATAAACGTGGTTGTTTAAATAAAATGGTGGAATTTTATTAATTGCAAAACAAGTATAATTTAATCCTGAAATTCCTATATTTTCGTATCTGTCAGTAAAGTCCTCGGTTATTATAAATGCTTTGTTTGCATTACATTTTAATCTTTTGCCATAATGTAATCTTCTAATACATCTAATATTGTCATCTAATATCCAATGTCTTTTATGACCTTCCTTAATTGAGTGTTCCCAGCACCAATTTCTAGCTGGAATAGAACCTAGACCTAAGTTTTGAAATGGAAGTGTTAAAACTCTATGTTCACTAAATCTTGCTACATATTCAATTTTTTCTTGTGGTTCTACAACTAATTTAAAATCAACTTTATCTTCAATCAAGAACTTTGCAGTTAAACAATTTTCATATCTACCCTTTGAAATTACATAAATAGGGTATTTTGGCTTACTCATATTTAACTGATTTTAAATCTTCCTTTTCTTTAAGTGGCCACCAAACACTCCAAGTCCTACCTTTTTCTTTTCCTTGTGGTATTTTAGCCATATCACAAAAAGATTTTCTATCTTCTTCAGTTTTAAAAATTACTGTGTATTTAATATAGTGGTCCTTAGGAACATAATCTGGCATACCAACCCATTCGGCTGCCTCATTAATATCATTAATCTCGTGCTGTGGTCTTGTTACCATAACTAAATTAGCTAACATCATTTTGTCATAACCAGTTCCAATTAAACCATCTTTATCTTTAACTTCTTTTAATAGTTCGCTAAGTTTTCTGTCGTCAATTTCAGCAAGTTTTCCTATTTCATTATTACCAGTTAAAATTTTTAATGCTTGTGGACTATCAGAATCTATATCAAGTTTAATAACTGGAACTTCTTTAAGTTTAAGTTTATGACAAGCTGATACAACTCCATGTCCATCTAAAATTGTATAGTCTTTTGCCACGACTACATTTCTATAAAATCCGTGTTGCGTAATTGATTTTGCCAAGTGTTCTAATTGATCGTCTAGGTGTACCTTATAATGCTTAGGGTGAGGTTTAAGTTTCATTAATTGTACTGGTTCTGCTTTTGTACTTAAAAATGAATCAACGATTGGTTCTGAATCTCTTAATATGTTTTCTAATTCAATATCATCAAATCCAAAGTTTTTAATTTCAAAGTTTTCATTTTCTAGATCTTTAATTTCTATATTTAATAAGTCTTTATCCCACTCATTATCTTCATTTAATCTATTATCTATAATCCGATATGCTTTTGCTTGTTTGTCAGATAACTCTGCCACTAATACTGGAACTTTATCTAATCCAAGTTGTTTACTTGCTTGATAACGAGTATGTCCGACTATAATAATATTGTTTTTATCTACTACTATTGGTTGTTGAAATCCAAATTCAGATATAGACTTAGCAACTTTATCTACGTTTTTAATTTTTCTAGGATTATTTGTGTATGGTTTTATTTGATGTAGTTTTAAATATTGAAGTTTAGTATTTTCAATTAATTGATTAAGGTTTTCTTTTTTCATCTGCTTCCTTTAGTTTTAATAAAACATATCTTTCCAATGCGTCAGAACTTAGATTGGTCCTAGCCATCTGAAATTCATCTTTTGGCTTTTTATCCTGTAGTGCCTGATAAAGTTTTTTTAATTTAGGTTTAGTAATATCTACTTTCATATTTTCTTTTTAACCCTCTCTAATATCTTGTTAAATAAAACTTTATGTTTGTCCCTTACATCTTTACAATCTTTATAAATTGCAAACCAAGATTTTTTAAACTCTTTACCTATTGCTTCATAACTAATGTTTGTTAATTCTTTGATAATAGCCATAGCAATTTTTTTATGTGGTATATAAAAATATTCTCTATTAGAGTAAAGCGAATTATCACACATAACCTTTTGAGTGTGTTTTAGTATATTCTCTATATTCATCAAAAAATCCTTCTGGCAAAGACTGAATCTTTTTACAAGGACTGTCTTTGCAAATCATTTCAGATATGTATATAGGATTTATAGAGTATTTAAAATAGAATTTATTCTCGCCAATTAAATGCTGTTCTGCGTGATGTGATATGCACAATGGAACACAAAAAGCATCATTACGAACTGCCATTCCTACATTTCCATATTTAGGAATTGATCTTATATGGGCACATTGAACATTTGGAGATTTACAAATAATACAACTATAAGATGCTACAAATCGTCTATGTTTTTCTGATTTGATTATTTTAACCTTCCTAATTTGCATTTATTTTTTTATTCTTTTTTTTGCTTTTCTAGCAACTGATAAAGCTATTGCAACAGATTGACTTCTTGATTTTCCAGCTTTCATCTCTCTGCGAATATTTTTGCCAATGCTTTTAGAACTATAACCTTTTATAAGTGGCATTTAAACCTTGTTATTTATTTGAAATTTACGCCCTAGATTCGCAGGGAAGGCACTGCAAAAATAGGGCAATTCATATATATACGCTAAGTGGTTGAATCTAAATATATATTTATTTTATGATATGGGTATCTTTTCAGCGAAAATCAATTTAGTTCTACTAACTATTAATAGTTAATAATTAAATAGTTTAAATATATATAAATAGATTATTTAATAGTTAATAGTTAATAATTAACAACATAAAGGGAAAATATGTTAGAAGAAATAAAAAAAACAATTAATACAGTTCTTAAAAATCAAGAACTCGTTAAAAAATATAAGCAAAATAAATTTGATGTTAGATTATTCCAAGCTGTATTAAATACTAGCTTGTGGAGATTATCTGATTATCAAAAACAAGACATTAATTTAGTTAATCAAGCTCTAAATGACTTAAATGTTGTTATTTTGCCAAATGCAAAATTAGAGAAATTTAATCCAGATAAACACGAAAAACTATCTTAATGATTAAAAATAAAAATAAATTCAATGATCGTGATTTGTGGGTATTAGAAAAACCAGATTATTTTTCTGTTATCCACTATCGCAATAAAATTAGACATAATGTTTCTTGTTATAAAGAAGCATTAAAATTGGCTAGAAAAATTGGTGACTGTTGGCAGAACCAATGTTTAGTTTATGCTGTTAGAGATTCAGCACAAATTAATCTTAATCATAGAAAAATCTACAAACATACTAACTAAAGGGAAAATAATGAAACTACCAAAAATAAAAATGTTATATTTAAGATCTGCTAAAACAGAACCTCATACAAAAGAGGAAATGGATTTTGTAGCAAATTGTCAAAATGATATAGAAATATATTCTATTGAAACTTGTGCAAAGTCTATAAGAAAACCAAATGGAATGTATTATGTTGAATTATTTGGTTATTCTTGGAGTTCAGAACATTATGATGAAAAAAATGGATCTAAATGGAATGACTTTAGAAGATTACCATTTACCAATGGAAATTTTGATATTGAATGGGCTATATCAGAATTTGGTTTAAGTGAAAATTATGCAATTAAATATTTTGGTTATAAAAAACAAGGAGTTGCATAATGAGAACTGTAACTTGGAACAATAAAGAATATCCATTACCTTTTAAAGTTAATCTTAAATGGGATAATGGAAAAGTAATTAATGTTCAAAATCGCTTTGGTGGTGAAAGCTGTGATTTGCCTTGGTTTGCTGTAGCAGTTTACGATATGATTATGGGTGCTGAACTGCTGGAACAATGGGAAGATCACGCACAAGGTTTGGATTGGTTCAGAGAACACTTTCCAAAAGAATATATGGTTTTATTGGATTGATTATGTTTGTAATTGATTTGAAAGACAGAACTGTGGCAGAATTTACAAAAGAGGAATTAATGACTTTTGCGAATACCTGTAATTATAAAAAACTAGATACTGGCAGATTCTGGGTTGTTGAAACTAGAGATCGTGCTGTAAAAGTAATTAAAAACTTAATTAAGAAAGGTTTCTAAATGTTTGATAAATTTGAAAAAAAACAAATACTTCAAAACTATGTTTTAGATAACTCTCATAAAATTATGGAAGTTATTGCCAAAGAACTGAATATGAAAGCTGATGATTTATATTTTGCATTTTCAAATGATATAGAAATTCAACAAAATATTCTTAAAATTATTGAAAGACATATGGATAATGCTTTAAACAAGGAGTTAAACTAATATGAAAATAAGAGAACTATTGAAAATACAATCTGCATTTGAAAATTCTTCTATTCCAGAAGATTTGTTGGAAGAAGAAAACTATTATTGGTCCAAATCTAAAAACGATTATATTAAAATACTTGATTTAGATTTACACCATTTAATGCGAATCGTAATTAATTTGATTGATAGCGAAAAAGAACAATTAGAGAACAACAATAAAGATTCATTTAAAAAATTAGAAATATCATTAGCGATTGGTAGAATTTTAAATGAGGTTGATAAAATACAATCAAATATAAGTGAGGTATCTAATGACAAAACCTAAATTTACTTTAGCTTTAGAATACTTTGATAAGTTTAAAAAAGCTACTAATGAAAAAGATAAACAATTTTATTATAGCCAATATATGAACGAAGTTTTTAGAGTAGATCAACTATATGCTGAAGATGATAAAAAAAATAAAAAAAAGGATTGAAATGATTTGCACTATGACTGATGCCGAAATGAAATTAATGGTTTCTTGTTTAGAGTTTAAACTACAAGACAAAATAGATAACGATTTAGAATCGGTTATAGATTTAAAAACTTTAATCAAAAAGCTGAATATTATGATTGAAAGGCAGACACCCTATGAGTGAAATATATAATGGTTTATCTTTTTATGAAATCACATTATTAATTATATTAATACTATTACTAATAACAAAGGGAAAAATATGAATAAAGAAATTAAAGACGCAATAGGGTTTCTGATAGCAGGAATTTTATTTCTATCAAGTTATTTATTAATCTATTTCTATATATACTAGATGAAAAAAATATCTGAACTTGATATTCTGATCGGTTGCCAAGAAATTATAAACAATTATTTTGTTGTGCAAGAATTTTCTCACAATAAAATTACATTGTATCAAAAGTTAATTTATAACAACCTTACAAAACTAATAGAGGAGAAAAAGAAAAAAAAATGAATATATTTCATTTAGATAAAAACCCTAAGATTTGTGCTAGTTATCATTGTGATAAACACGTTGTTAAAATGATTCTAGAAACTGCTCAAATGTTATCTACTGCCTACCAAAGACATTTTGGAGTTAATAATAAACTATATAAAACTGCTTATCCAAAACACCCTATGACATTATGGGTGGGCAATTCAAAAGAAAACTTTTTATGGACTTTAGATTTATTAGAGCATTTATTAAATCAATATACTTTAAGATATAAAAAGATTCATTCATCAGATCGCATTTATAAGGTTTTAAGGTCCTTAGATTTAAATGGTTTTATATCTAATGGATTTATTAAACCCCCATTATGTATGCCAGATGTTTATAAATGTGATGATTATGTTTTATCTTATAAGAAATATTATATAAATGAAAAAAAACGATTCGCAAAATATACTTTTGTGGATATACCTAGCTTTATGAATATATGAATAAACAAACTTTATCTGATAAACTTGGTCAATCTGTGTTTGCTGAGAAACTTAAACAAGCACTAAAAGAAGCTGAATTAAAAAAAGAAAAACAACAACTGGAGAAGGCAAATGAGAAAAAAACTAGAGAGTGAAAAATATTATCGTTGGTATGCAACAGCGATTGTTAAAGATTTAATAGACAACAACCGATTTCAAACAATAGTAGATTATGTTCTACTTGCTTGGAAGGCATTTCCTAATTTAAAAAAAAGAGAAATGTTAAATGCAAAAACAGTACTATACTTAAACAAAAGGGAAAAAAATGAAAAAAATAATATTGTTAAGTTTCATTCTAATAAACTTAACTAATTGTAGTTACAAACCTATCATTGATACTTCTGGTAGGTCAGGAACATTTCCAAACAGTAAAGCTGAGGAAGTGACTAATGATATACAGCATTGTAAAATGTTAGCTGAATCTAGTTTATCTGGTGCAGATGAAGTGGCTTCTTGGTTAAATAACAATGTTTTAAGAGTTTGGACTCTGGGTATTACTCCTAAAGAGGAACGCACTAGAGAAAATTATACTAGAAGATGCCTTCAAGGTAGAGGTCATTCAGTTATTAACTAGGAGAAAATATGAAAACAGTTAAAGATGAAATAAAAAGATTGTTTGATTTAAGCCAGAATCCTAACTGGGCTAGATATAATTGTTCTAGCGAAGCTGGTTATTATTACACTCTTTGTGAGGTTAAAAATAAGGATATGTCTTTAGAAGATTTTTATAAAGAATATCCATTTTATAATCCAGATATAAATAGCGATTATTGGAAGCAACAACATAAAAGATGGAAGGAAATATGGAACGAAGCGAATTAAATAAATTAATAGGTAAAAATATTCGTTGGTTAAGAAAAAATACTTGTATGTTTGTTAATGGCAGAAAAACTAAATTAAATCAAACTTACTTAGGTAAATTTTTAGGAATTATACCACAACAAATAAGTAAATTTGAAATTGGTAAAAATGAATTGGGTGCTATTCAAATATATAAGTATTCTAAATTTTTTAATGTCCCTATAGATTCTATTTATGAAAAAGATTTAACAAATCATAAAAGATACATTAAAGAAGTTGTTATTAAAGATGAATATTTGTATCAACTTACAGGAAAACTAGAAAAAATTTATCCGTATGTATAAAATTATATTTATAATTATAGTATTTATTATAATACTATGGATAATAACTAAGACTAACTAACAAATAAAGGGAAGGCAAAATGGAAGAACATAAACTAAAGTTTAAAGACAATACAGAGGAAACTTTGTATTTTGATCCGATACCACATAAGTATTATTGGAATGAGGAAGAATTACCTTCGGCTACTGGAATTACTAAAGTTTTAACAAACGCAACAATTATTGGTAATTGGACCAGTAAAATGTGTAGCGAAGAATTTCTTCGTCAAATCAAAGCTGGTAAATCTTATGATGAAATTCAATTACTAGAAATTGCTGACAGAATTAAAAAGGCGGCAAACTCTAATATGAACCAAGCTGGTCACGTTGGCAGTCAAGTTCACGATATGATTGAAAATTATATTCATAATAAAACAATTCCAGAAATCCATAATGATTTAATGAAAAAATCATTTAATAAATTTAAAGAGTGGTATGACTTACAAGAAGGTTTAGAGTTAGTTTTTACTGAAACTAAAGTTTTATCTCGTATTCATAAATATACTGGAACGCTAGATGCTTTATTTAAGAAAAATAATGAGTACATAATTTATGATTGGAAAACAAGTTCTGGCATAAGAGAAAGTTATTATGTCCAACTTTATCTGTATGTTATGGCTTTAGAGGAACAGCTAGATATAAAAATTAATAAAGGTGTTATTGTTAATTGTACTAAACAAGGAAAACTTAACATAGCAGAATTTCCAATAAATAGTGAAATGCAAGATGTTGCGATCTCTTGCCTAAAATTGCATCGCTTTTTAAATAACAAGAAGGAGAAATAATGGCACACAAACAAGGAGTAATAAGTAAAGTTTATCATAATTATAATGATAAAACTGGCAAACCTTTACCTAATGATAAGGTAAATCATAAGTTCTATATCGGTGATGAAATATTTATAATCAAAGGCAAATATATACCTGAGTTTATCAAAGAAGGTAAAAAAGTTTCTTTTGCTTATACTATTTGGTCTCCACAAGGTGCGGATAAAGCATTTAATTTTGTGGCATCAGAAAACAACACTTTAAAAATACAAGAACTTAAAGAGAACATTCAACCAGATACTAGCTTTAATGTAGAGGAATTTGAGGCACAAAATGTTGCTAATGAATTAGGTGCTACATTAACTGTTGAACCTGTTAAATCTTTTAATAAAGATGAATATATGTTCGTAATGGCTATGTGTAAATCTGCACTTGAATCAAAAGGTTTAGAGTGTAATAAGGAAGCAATAGATAGTTTTATAAAAGATATGAAACTTGTCTATAAGCATAACTTTTAAATAATTTTTTGAGTGGCAAAGATTTTCCCCCAAATTCCCTTTGGCTTTGCCACTCTGCCCATTGTTATTTGTGTAAATTTAATATATAAAATTAAAATGATAGTGCGTTATAAATATTTAGAATTTACTGGTATTTATAAAGAGGAGTTCAATAATGAACAAGAGGCACTTACACAAGAGAAAGGCAAATTTGTTGATCTTGAAATAACTGGAATTAAATTCAAATCAACAAGAATAAAAAAAATTGATGGAGAAAATAAAACATCAAGTTCAAAATTTAAGGGACAGGCATCATAGAGTGTCTATGAAATATTTTGAACTAAAGCATAAAATGGAAAAGGCAAAAAGACTTAAAGATGCTTTAGAAACAAAAGTGGTTTTGAAATTTGAAGAATTACTAGCTTAGGTTAGTAACACAACTATAAAACGAAAAGGAAGGATATGCAGGACTTTGCTTTAAGAAACCCAGATGACATAAGAGATCAGCTTGATAAATATGCTGATGATATGTGCCAAGCACTTTATAATTTCAGAAGATTAGAAGAACATAAAAAAATTATTTTGGCACAATTAACTGTTAATGAAAAAACTATTAGTAATTGCTCTATGGTGGAAGCAGAAAAAAGAGCTATGTGTACTAAAGAATACAACACTCATATTGAGGGATTTTGTGAAGCTGAACGAGATTATTCTAAAGCCAAATCAAAATAT